CTACGTTTGCTAAAGTGATAGCGTCAACATAGTCTGCCGCATTACCAAGAGATGAAGCAGTGTTTGTAAGTTCAATATAACCATATCTGGTCATGAAACTTACCACTGGTTCAAATGTAGCAGGATCCATAACTGGACCTGTGCTCATCAATGGAATGTATGGGCAATAGAATGCTGGTGCATCAGTTTCGCTTGAGCCTTTGTATCCAACAAGAACTTTAGTACCGTCAGCCGCATATGAGTCAACGAACACTTTGATAGTACCGTTAAGAGTACCAGCAAGTTTTGTGTTTGTTGGAGCGTCGAAAGAACCTTCTGTTGTTCTTGCAAATGTTGAAGTTGTAGCAGATTGTAGAATAGTAAGAGCTTCTGGTGAAACTACGATGTAGTTACCTGCGCCTCTTCTTGTTCTAGCCGCGATTCTGTTAGCACTTCTGTTGATTTCGATTGCTAAAAGAGCATGTCTATCACCAACGAAAGTTGGAGTGTAGTCACTGCTGATTGCGCCGAAGTCAAGAGTTGTACCTGCGCCTGCTAAAGATCTTAATGAACCGATAATTTCTTGGTCGATTTCAACAACGATCTCTTGTGCAAGTGCTTGCATGATTTCTGCTTCTACATCAAGACCGTGCATTGCTTCAGCGTCTTGTGCCGCTTCGAATGTCCATCTTGCTGATAAACGTCTTGTTTTTGCTTCAACTGTTTGCTTCAAGATTTGAATACTCATTTTCTTACCTGGAGTACCTTCTGCTGTTGCAGTTGCATCTGGGCTACCTGAGTATGCTGTAGCAATCTTGAATGGGCTTAAAGCCTCATCACCTGGGTTCACGCCACTTGCAGATTCTGCGTAACGTGTTCTCAAAGTGTGAATTTGTCCTACTGGACCAGTCATTGGCTGAACGCCAACTAGTTCGTTTGCGATCACTGAAGGCATAACCCTTCTGATCAAAGGTAACATAACCTTGTTTAATGTAGCAACGTTGCCAGCCTGTGTTGCACCACTCGATGCTGATTCCTGAAGATGCTTTTTAGTATTTTCTAGGACTACGTCTAAAGTGCTTTTTCTGGAACCACTTAAACCTTCAAGAAGTGCGTCCTTTGTTGCTGACCAATTGCTTTCAAATAATTCTGCCATCTTAATTCTCCTAATTTGAAAGTCCGGCTAATTTACGGATTTGGTTGATTTCAACCACGTCCTGTTCATCTTCAGATGAAGGCTGAACGTTTTTATTACCAGTGTGTTCTTGTCTCACTGATTCTGTCAATGGTTTTCTTTCCTCTCTAGTAACAGACTCGCCATCTAATACAGATGGGAGGTACTTGTTGAATTGCTTCTCTAAGTTTTCTGTCTTAACACTTTCGAGTAAATCAACCATCAATTCTTTTTTTGCTTTTGATAAAGGTTTGAGTAACTCATCAAGTTTTTCCTTACGGTCCATCTTGTCTTTTGCAACTCTTAATTTGCTTTCTGTAAGTTTCACTGCTTCTGCATTTGCTTCTGCTTGTGCTTTACTTTCTGCTAATTCTTTCTTTACATCAGCGATTTGTTTTTGCAAATCTTTTACTTCTGAGCTTTCGTTCAAGTAACTTGATCTATACTCATTGGCAAATGATTCAAATATTCTACGACCAAAATCGTTTTCTCTTGCGGCTGTGATATCGTCTCTAAATTGTGCAACATTCTCTTTTACAATCTTGTTTACAACTGTTTCGACTTTGTCAGCGGCTCTTTGAATAAAGTCTTTCTTAGATTCAGCAAGTTGTTTCTTGCCTTCTCTGATCATTTTGACTTTTTGTTCAACTAGCTCTTGCTTGTCTGCATGAAACTCTTTTAATTCTGTTGCTAATTGCTCAACAACAAAATCATCTAACTTCTCAACATGTGATTTCACATTTGATCTGTCAGCTCTGAGCTCTTTAACTTCTTTAGCAAGTTGTTCTGCTACAAACTTATCAAGTTTTTTAGCATGTTCGCTAACAGCCTTTTTGTAAGCAACTCTTTCTTCAGCAACTGCTTTTTTATCTTCGGCAAGTTCTGCAATTTCTGCTTCTACTCGCTCTTTGATAAAACCGTCAACTGCTTCAACAATTAAGCCTTTGTCATGCTCATATCTCTGAGCAAACTCTTCTCTTAATTCTGCGGTGAGTTCCTCTCTGGCTTCGGCAAGACGACTTTCCCAGGCCTCAACGATACTGGAACGAACTTCTTCGTTTATATCGTTTGACTCGATCAGGTCTTCAAAATTTACTGCCATAGTAGTCTCCTACCTCAATTTTAGCTCGTTTATAAATGAAACGATTGATTTAGTTAAGTGCTTTTCTGCACTTGGGTTACCGTGTGTATAGTCTTTGGCGATATCATGTATAATGCTACCACCTTTCATATTAAACAAAGACTCGTAAATAGTCTTTGGATACGCATCTGGTGCACTAGGCTGTGCAACAATATCTACAGTAACAATATCAAAATCAGACACACGACCTGATTCATTTACGTTACCGCTACCTCTACTGCTAACACCTAATTTAGCACCTGCTTTTAACAAAGCCTTTGCAATATTACCCATTGGCGTATCTATTATTTTCAATTTCCCTAAACCATTTGAGCCATCACATTGCATTTCTGTAATGATATGGCTCACTCTGTCTAGATTGATTTGAAGTTCTTCTGGATGATCTAACTCACCCATTACTGTTTCACCTTTTGATAATCTTGATGTAACATTTTCCACAGCACGTTGAATTTCATCTTTGGGATATACTCTACCGTTTTGGTTTTTTACATCACCTTGAATGAATAATCCTTGCATGAACAAGTCTTTCCCGTCGTTAGATTCGAGTAACTCGATTCTACTTTGTTCTGGACTCATGTATTCATATAACTTACGCACTGTTTTTTTACCTCACCTTAGGCCTTTTTAGGCTCTACTTTGATATTATCTGTTGGTGTGTGGTCTTTTGCTGATTCGCCTTTAACGCCTTCGCTACCGTCGTTTGCTTTAACTGGTTGACCAGCACCGCTAACTACAGTTGGTTTTGGCTTGCTTGACAAAGGTGACTTATCGTTGTGTACTTCGCCTTTAGGCTCTGCAACATTATCAGACAATTTTGTTGCTTCTTCAACAACATCTTCGTCTTCTTCTTCAACAACTTCTTCGTCTAGGTCATATTCGACTGATTCTTCTTCCATTTCAGGTTCCATGTCCATATCCATGTCCATGTCTGCATCCATTTCTGCTTCTTCGCCGTCTTCGCCTTCTTCTTCACCTGCTAATAGTTTTTCGAATTCAGCTCTTAAATCTTCAAGTTCATCTTCTAAAGAATCAACTTTGTCTTCAAGATCTTCTTCACCTTCGCTTTCGTCTTCGCCTTCTTCGCCGATTTCGTCGCTTTCGATATCATCGTCTGCTTCTTCAACGTCGGAAACAAAGTCTTGCTCT